ACGAGAATTAGCAAATGCGCAAACAAGAAAAAATTCTGACCAAGCATATCTTAATGATTTATCAAAAATAGACAATGAATATGTATTAGCTAGTAGAGAAAGAAAAGTAGCAGATTTTAAAACAAGCCAAGAAAAAATTAAAAAACAATCACAAGCCTTAAATTTAAATGCCGGTAATGGTGATAAAATTATACAAGACATTGCAGGAACATATGACATGTCATTCTTAGATACAGCAAGAGATTACGAAACTGATGTTATAAAATTAATGAGCCAAGAAAGAGAAGCTTATGCGGCTCAAGCAAGAAGATACAACAGTATTCCACCTGTAGTAATGCCTAGTAAAACAGGTTTAATGCTTCAAGTTGCTACAGCAGGAGCTGAAGGTTATGCAATGCATAAAGCCTTAACTAAACCAAAAACAACAATGGACACATACAGTGGTTCAGACAGTGGATATAGGTATTAAATATGGCATATAAATCAAGAGTTACAAATAAATACATGGGCTCTACGTTTGCAGGTAGAGTAAATTCAGCAACTAAATCAGATGCAACAGATTTAGTAAATATTTTACAAAAAGATGTAAACCCTGCTATTAGCAGAATAATGGTTGCTGAAGTTGAAAAGAAAAAAGATACAGCTACTAAAAAAATAAATGAATTAATGTTAACTAAAGATGCAGATACTATTCAAAAAGAAATATTATCTGGTCAACATCCTGAACTCAGTGGTAAATATGTAGAAAAAACTGTTCAATATCACACTGGAAAAGTACAAGCAATTGATGTGATAAAAAGAATTGAAGAAAATAAAAACAAATATGATTTTGAAACAACAAATTTACCTGCTTTTTATAAAGAATATTTACCTAGTTTTGCTGATAAAGATGGCTCTTACGCTTTAGGGTTTGCAGCTATATTTAATAAATACAAAGCTGATGAAGCTGTTAAAGACGCTCAAATTAGAAGTGATTTTGCACAAACTAAAAAAATAAATGAAGGTGTAAAAATTGTATTAAATGGAGAAAAAGGAACAGAATGGGATGTTATTAATAAAGGTTTAGATTATGATTTACCACCTGAAGAAGGTGGTGGTACTATTAGAAAATTTTATTCTAATGAAGAAAAAAATAGTATTGCAATAGCAGCCGCTGAAAGTCTTTATAATACTGCAACCACTACAGAAGAAATAGATAGAGGTTTAAAAATATTATCCGCAAATAGAGGTGTTGGAAAAGATGGAATGAATTTAGGTTCTTTAATGAATACTAAAAGAGATGATGTTGATAAATTAGTTAAAAAATTAAGAGATAGAAAAGTTACTTTAATACAACAAGATAGACTTGAAAAAGACAATATTAGAAAAGATGAGATTAGAGAAATATTTACAACTTCAAACTCTAAAATTGAAGTAGTAGAAAATGGTGTAACTACTACAAGATTTCGTACTTATGATGAACAATTAAAATTAAGAGAAAAATTACAAACATATGGAGACCCCACAATATTAGCTGCGTTTGATGCTATGGTAGACAAAAATAGATATGTAAATACTGACCCTAATGTGTTTACAGATATTACCAGTACAATATTTGAAGGTGGGTATGGCAGTCAAAGTGAACTAATGGAAGATTTAATTTTAAAAAATGTGTCTTCTGATAATTTTGGCAAAGCTTTAACATACTACAATAATTATACTTCTGATTTAAATAATGGTATTAAACCAATTTACAAAACAGACTTTATTTACAGTAGTGTTACAACTGATATTCTTAACAGTATTAAAGGAAACTTTAACGTTGGTATGGTAGGTCTTGAAAAACCTAATTCTGGAGAAGCTATTAGAAATGCTAATGCATATCTTAGAAAAGAAATAATTGATTTCCATGAAAATTATCAATTAGAAAATGATGGTAAATTACCTTCAAGAAAAGAAAAAGAAGAGTTTATGCAATCATTAGGTGATGTAATGAAAACAAGATTTACACCAGATAATGTACAACCACAAATGCAATCATTTACATCTTACGAAGCAGAACAAAAAGAATTAGAAACAGCTCGTAAAGAAAAATTAAAACGTTACAATGAAGAAGGTATAACGCCTATTATACAAGCTCTTAATAATCAATTACAATTAGATGAAGGACTTATTCAATTGCCTGATATTTATGAAGACAGCAGATTTAAAGATTTTATACCTTTTAATCAACCTTCATTAGATGAGTTTAAAGAACAAAAAATAATACCTTTTATTTCTAATTATTTACAAAATGCATTAGGAAATCTTCAATTTACATCTCAAAATATTGCTGCAATGGAACAAGCAGATTTTAATGAATTGTTAAGAAATTTATCTGAACAATTTAGAGGAACATCTAAAACATATCAAATAACACCTATTGATATACAAAACGCAATTAAAGCAATAACAAAAGGTAATTAATAATGGCTGAGTTTTTATCAGAAACTACATATAGCAATACAAGTGATTTAATAAAAGCACAAAACGCTCAAGCAGCTTTAGACGAAATACAAACTGAAAGATTTTATAACACATTAAGAAGTTATTATTCTTACAGAAATAATGACCCAAGTTTTCAAAATAAAAATGCTGCTGATTTGTTAGAGTATTTTTATGAAGATAGGTCTTGGAGAAATAACAACACTGTATCTATGGGTTTTGATTTAGCCGCTGTAGCTAATGAAACTAATCCTGAAAGGATAAAAGAATTTTCTTACATACAACAAACTTATTCTGCTTTGCCTTCTTTTTGGGATGACCCTAATAGAAGTTTTGGTGGATGGTTAATTGATAATGGTGGAGCTATGTTAGCTGACCCAGTTAATTTAATTGGTGTAGGTGTTGGTGGACAGGTTGCTAAACAAAGCTTTAGATTAGGTTTAAAAGAATTGTTAAAAGGTAAAATGGCTCAAGAAATTAATAAAGCTGCTATAGAAGAAATGGCTAAACAAGCAACAAAAGAATCTATTGGTCAAGCCATTAAAAAAGGTGCTTTATATGAAGGTTATTTTGGTGCTATTACAAATGGAACTCAAGATATAATATTACAAAACACAGCTATAAAAGCTAATATACAAAACGAATTAGATTTAAAACAAACAGCTTTAAGCACAGCTGCAGGTTTTGGTTTGGGTACTGTATTTGGTGGTGCTTTTTCTGCCGGAGCTTTTAAATTAACAAATAGAAATTTAAAAAACACCGCTGTTAAACAATTAGTAGATATACATGAATATGGACAAAGTAATATTACAGGTAGACAGTTATTTAAAGATTTAAGTGTGCGTAAAACAAAATCAGAACTATATCAAAACCAACCTAAAAAAACTAAAAAACAAATTGAAGCTGAACAAGAATTAAATAAAGATACTTTTAATAATAGATTTTTAAATTTTAAACCTGAACGTATAACAGGTGAAGACAAGCCTTCTAAACTCCCAATAAATCTTACGCGTTACAAAGCGGGTGCATACAGACAGTTAATTAAACAAAGAGCTAAATTATTAAAAAATAAAGTTGATAGTAAAGAAGTAATTTCATTAGATGAAATGGTAGAAATAGCAGGTAAAAGAGCTATAGCAATGGGTGGTGACCCTAAGAAAATTAAAAACGAACTTAAACGAATGGCAAACGACCCAAAGACAAAAGAACAGTTTACTTACAGGGTTATTGCAGGAGATTATCTTGCAAAAGATAGTGCTGAACTTGTTAACATTTCTAATGAATATTCAAGAATAGATTTAACACCTACAAGAAGAAAAGAAATTGAAAAACAATTTGATGAAATGCTTGAGGGATTAGATGAGTTAATTCAAATAAATTCTGATTTAGGAACGGCAGCTGCTAGAAGTACGACTGCAGGTAGAATTGTAAAAGACAAAGCACGTGTTGCTGAATTAATTACTAGACCTGAAGACCCTAAAATGGCTAAGTTAAAAACTGGTAATAAACAAAAATTTATAGAAGCTATTGGTAAATTAGATGATGATGAGCAAGTTATCTTAGCATTACAAGATGCTAAAAAAACAAACAAATGGGATTTAGCTGCTGAGTATGTTAACAATAATTTATTGTCTTCACCAGATACCCATGAGTTAAATTTAATATCCGGTTTAATACAAACACAGTGGAAACCTTTTGTTATGTTATTAAGAGCTGCAAATATGGTTACTACTGATAGACAAAAAGCTGTAGTAATTGCTAGAGAAGCTTTGCAAACTTATATTTATCAATACCTTTATATAGGTCATGCATTAAAAGCAGCAGGTAAAACTCTTATAAAAGGAAGAGCTACGTTAGATAGTGCTCAAATGAAATTTGATGCAAATATTAGACAAGGTCAATTACAAAGATTTATAAGTGAATGGGGTAAAACTATTTCAGAACCAATTGCTGAGCTTGGGGCTAGAATTTCAAATGATGCAATAGGAAGTGCAGCAGGTAAAATTGTTCAAGCGCCTTTTGAAGCAGCAAGTTTTGTTCAAACTATTCCATTAAGAGTACTTGCAGCAGGTGATGAATTTATGAAAACAATGGCTTTTAAAGCTAGATTAACTTCTATTATTAATTCAGAAATAATGAAAAACAATCCTGATTATGGTATTTATTTAAAAGGTAAATTATTTACACAAGATTATGAAGCTAAATTTAAAGAAATAGAAAAAAGATTTGTAGATGAAAACGGTGTTGCAACTGCAATTGGAACTACAGTTGATGACACTTTAAACTCACCATTACAGTATGCAAGAGAATTATCTTTTACACAGTCAGCTTATTCCACAAATCCTGTTACAGGTGAAGAAGAAGGTGGTATTACTGGTTGGGTATTAGACCAAACACAAGGTAAAGGAAGAGTAGCTAGGGTTTTAGGATTGCATTTTATTAACACACCTTCAAATTTATTGAGATGGAATTTTCAACATTTACCTGTATTAGGTAGATACCAGTTTCAAATGAGACACATGTTGGCAGAAACAGAAGATTTAGTAGATGGAAAAATTAAACATGTTGCTAGAAAAAGTTTTGCAGGAATTAGTTCAGTAAAATCAGGTTTATCTGCTAGTAAGAAAAATTATTTAAATCCAGAAGCTGCGGCAGAAGCTAATGCTAGAATACAATCAGGTTGGTTATTATGGGCTACAGCTTTTGCTTTAGTTTCAGCAGGTAGATTTACAGGTGGTGGAAGTAACGATTGGAGAGAAAATCAAGCTAAAGAAGATTTAGTTGGTTGGAAACCATATTCTTATGTTACAGCAGATGGAAGATATATACAATTTAATCGTCTTGACCCTATAATGACACCAATATTTATAATGGCAGATATTTTTGAAACTATGGATAAATCAAATGGAGTTTTATCTCCACAAGAACAATCTATAATACATGAATTAGCAATGGGAACAGTACTAGGAATTTCAAGAAATTTAACATCTAAATTTTATACAAAAAATATCGTTGATACATACCAAGCATTTTTTGGTGGTGGATTAGCTAGTTCCAGAAAACCAGAACAAAGAGCAGAAGCTTTTTTTGCCAGATTAGCATATAAAACTTTACCTTTATCAGGTGCTGTAAGATATGTTGACAGAGTAACAGATGAATATGAAAAAGATTTATGGACATTAAGCGACAGATTACAAAGATATTTTGCAGACAACCCACAAGAAAGAGTTATGCCTAAAAGAAATGTTTGGGGTGAAAAAGTAAAAACTAAAAGAGCTTGGTTATTTGGTTTAAACGGAAGAGATGGTGTTATTTCTAGTCCGTTTAGTATGTCTGATTACAGAAATGATGAAACTTCTAATTTCTTTAAAGATAGAAATGATATTAATTACAGACCACCATCTGCGGTAGCAAAAAGAATTACAGGACAAGATATTGATTTAAAAAGTTTAAGAAAATTTGATGGGCAAACAGCTTACGATAGATGGATGGAAATAAAATCTGAAATTAAAATTAATGCTAATGGTCAAATAACTAAAAATAAAGGTATTTCTCTTAAAGAATTTATAGAAAATCAAATTAAAAATAAAAATAGTAGCCTTAATTTAAGAATTCCAAATCCTGAAAACACAAATGGTATAGTTAATGGCATTGATTTACAACAAAAATACATATTAAGTATAATAACTAATGTTGAAAGTGTAGCATATAACTTAATGACTAAAGAGTTTCCTGAGTTAGCAACAATAGAAGAAGGAGAATTGTCTAACCTTAAAGATGCTTATGATGATTTAAAAAAGAAAAAGAAATCAGCAATAACTATACTAACTGAATAAAGTACCCCTTTTAGAAGAGATAAAACACAAATATGGCTAATTCATTCGTAAGATACACCGGAAACGGTACAACTACTACATACGCTATTCCTTTTAGTTACCGTAGTACAGATGACTTATCTGCTACAGTAGCGGGTGTTAGTGTTACAGCATATACTTTAGATGCCGCAGGTACTAATCTTACATTTACTACAGCGCCGGCTAATGGTGCGGCTATTGAAATAAGAAGAACAACAAGTCAATCAACAAAATTAGTAGATTATGTTTCAGGTTCAGTCTTAACTGAAAGCGACTTAGACACTGATAGTGACCAAGCTTTCTATATGTCTCAAGAAGCTATTGATAAAGCGGGTGACGTAATATCATTAGATAACGTAGACTTTAACTGGGATGTACAAAATAAAAGATTAAAAAATGTAGCAAACCCTGTAGATAATACAGATGCTGTTAATAAACAATTTATATCAACTAACATACCTAATATTACAACAGTAGCAGGTATAAGCTCTGATGTAACTACGGTTGCAGGTATTAGTTCAGATGTTACTGCGGTAGCTAGTGATGCTACAGATATAGGCACTGTTGCTACAAACATAGCGTCAGTAAACACAGTAGCTACAAACATCAATGATGTAATTAAAGTTGCTGATGATTTAAATGAAGCAATCTCTGAAGTAGAGACTGTTGCAAATGATTTAAATGAAGCGAC